AATGAGGGTCTGGGCCAGCAGGAGCTTGATTGGACGTTCAGTGGCACCTAAACAGCAGAGGAATTTCACCTCTACTTCTGCTATAAGGGGAACGCGGGGCCGATCAAGCTGACCAACTTTCCGTAATCGGGAAGTCCTGTTGGCTCAACTCCGCAGCTTGTCAAGTAAACTTGATAAGTTGGGGGGTAGAGAACAGTGCCGTAATCTAATACGGCAGGTCTCACTCGAACAGCGTCGTGTTCTTCGTCGAAGAGACGAGGAATACTGCGTTGCGTGATTTAAAGGGGTCTGAGTCACCTACCGAAAATTTCTTTTGGAAGGTGTCCCAGCACCCTTTAGGGCAGGGTCTTTCTGGTCCAAAACCGGAAAGGCTGGTCTGCCAAGGATCATAATCTTAGTAATGAGGAGGTGAAACTACCTCAGTACCTGGGATAAAGTCCTTATCACGACCCTTATGCGAGTTCACAAGACCATGATCTTCTCTGTACCCGTCGATCTGAAGACAATCATTACTCCTCAAAGAGAGGCGCAACGATTGGCTACTGTACGACATACAGAGCGGATTCTGGAATTGTGGACCCTGTTAGGGCTGCGGCCGGTCAGAAGAGCTGTTTCCCACCCAATTAAGGGGGCCTCATACTACCTGAATCCTCAAAACCTGGGGACTCAGTGAATAGTATCAGGCCCTCATGGTAAAGGGGTGATGGCAATTCTGGCGGATCTTTGCTCTTTAATGTCCTATCCAATGATTGTCAATTACCTCGACAACATTGGTAAGTCACTTAGAGCATTACCCAACATTCGCGAGCAAGCTGCAAGTAGAGTAACCTACTACTTGAGAGCGTTTGTGAATGATGGTGTTAATGTTCTAGGTAAACTGTGTTCTGTACTTATCAAACTTCCTTCATTGAAGAAATGGAACTTTCCAACCTTAGGTCGGTTGGCCCACTTCAACGATGTTGGAGGTAAGAAACGGTACATTGCACTAGGAAATTGGATGATTCAGGGGGTCTTGAAACCCCTGCATGATATCCTCATGGGTTACATTCGTTCTCTTCGGACGGATGCAACCTATGATCAGAGTAAGATTCATAGATGATACAAAGACCAGGTGAGTAAAGGCAATGGAAATTGCATTTATTCACTTGATCTGAGTTCAGCTACCGACCGCCTGCCTCTCTACTTGCAAGCAAGGATCCTAGGAAAACTCCTAGGAGCCGAGCTCGCCAATAGCTGATATTTACTGATGAAGTCCCTATCTTTTTCCACTCGGGTAGGAAAACGGAGGTTTTCCGTATCCTACTCGGTTGGACAGGGGATAGGGCTTTATAGCTCATGAGCTATATTAGCGATTACCAACCATGTACTTGTTCGCTACGCGGCAAGACTGGTTGGGAAAACTAACTTCAGGGATTATCTGGTATTAGGCGATGACATTGTCATTGCGAGTCGAGAGGTAGCACTGGCGTACCAAAAAGTGATAGGGGAATTGGGTGTTGAGATTTCTCAGCACAAATCCATTCTCCCTTCAGATCTAATAGGCTTAGAATTTGCTTCTAAGCTTGTTAGACGAGAAGGGAACCTGTCACCGCTCCCAATTATTCTCTTAACAAAGGAGGGAATTGTAGCAAAGCTACAATTTCTTTCTGAGTTAATTGAACGATTGGTTGCTGGCCACGTCAGAGACCACCACTGTCTTGAGAGTCTAGTAGAAGCCGTCTTTGGACGACGACTAGCTAGCCGGCTTGGC